AGTGAAACTATTAGTGATAGCGGCAGTATAATACGCAAAAGGGTTCTGCGATTTTGATTCATCGAACTGGAGTCCGATTTGAGACAGTTGTAGCAGGGCTTGTCCCCGCATTTCTTCGTTGTATGTGTATCCACGCCAGTTACTCCTTGTAGCATATCTTTCGCACAACTTCATAAACATGTTGGCCAAAGTTCGGGTCATTTTGCCATGATCTTTACAGAACTCGCCCGCATCTAGTGTACCCCGCCAATGGCTTTTACCCACCACAAAAGGCACTTTATTTTCGTCAATTCGATAGTGCCAGAACGGAGGAAAGTTCACTCGCATGTGGGTAGGATCCAAGATTGGCTCCTCTACAAGGTCTGCTAGAGGATCTTCTGCGACATCATCCAGTTCCAGGATGTCTTCTAACTTGCGCTTTTTGGCTTCGGCCTTGGTGATCTTTTTGGGCGCCATTGGTATATGTTCCCAGCAGGTGATACGGAACACAACGTCTGTGTTGGGGATTTTTTTAGGATCTACTATAGTGCCTTCACGTTTGAGACGGTCAGCACGATTGCGGCGTGCTTCTGCTATGGTCTTTTGATTGATCTTGCTGACGGAGGGCAAGATTATGTCAAACTGATGATCGATCACAGGATCTCGGAAGGCACAATAAGAATTTTTGCTGAGATGTATTTCTTTGAGGATATCTCTATTGTTGAGATAGTTGGTTTTGGGTGTGGCACGGATAGTTGCAGTCATTGACTGGGGATTCCTTTCAGATATGTACTTAGTGTAACACATTTGTACTAGTTGTCAACCTTTTATAAACGGACCAGTTAATTTTTTGGTTAAATACATGTTCAAGGAATAAAACATGTCTGATGACTTTGAAGGAATACCGCTAGATTTTCCCAGTGACGTACCCGCATCTGTGACCAAGTATGGTGACGAGTATGGCCAAGAAATCTTGGACAACACTGGGGAACAAAATCAAAGTCTAGCAGGTGATGCCGCCTTTAACGATGCTACTAGGCCTAATCAAACTACCAACGATCCTAACACAGTGTCAAACACCACAGACTACGGTGACTACGGTGCACCAACAGGTGAAGGCGCGGCAGGAACGTCGACCACAGTATCATTAGACCCGTATAACGGACTGACTCCTGAGCAATTAAAAGCCTTAGGAACGGCAGATCCCACTGATCCCTATATCCGTGCCAGACTGGGTATTCCCCAGTTGCCAGGTTCAGAACTCAACAGCCTGCCCAGTGCCAGCAACTTTTTCAATTCTGTCAAGGATGTAGCAACATCAGCGGTCGGCACTGTACAAAGATCCTTGTCAGCATTGACCTCTCGAACACCAGCGGCTAGTCCTTATGCTCAATCAGCCACTGTTCAAAAATCTTTATCGGCATTGACATCTAATCCAGCCTCTACCAAAGATGAATTTGGTTTAACTATTCTTGATGCCGCACAAACCGCGCAACTCACAAGAAATATCACACCAGGATTTATCAACAGCCTTGTGGATCCCAACTCGCCGCAGGCACTGACAGAAACCAATGCTGTGAACAAATCTGCAACCGCGGTTGATACAGGTGCTGGCGCCGCAATCGCCGCAGCCAATCAGCAGGCAGTGATTGATGCGGCAAGACTCAACGCATACTCAGAAAATCCAAATCCTTATCTAACAAACATCGATCAGGCTGGTACAGAAATTGCAAAAGGTCAGGAAGGAATAGCCACTGCCACGCAGACCATTCAGTCAGCACAACAAAAAATTTCAGACAGCGAAAGCATTATCGCACAGAACAATGCCGAATTGGCCAATTCTGAATCTTTAACTGCTGCCAGACGTGCAGAACTTGAAGCCGCAAATGCCGCACAGGCACAGAACATTTTTGATCAGAATCAAAGCATCACTGAAAATCAAGCCTATATTGCTACCACACAAGAAACAATCAAGTTTAACGAGGCTACCATTGACACCAACTCAGCCGGTTATAGAGCCTCTACTGGGGAATCAAATTCTCCGGCTCCAGTATCTGATCCTTATGCAGGACTAACACCTGAGCAGAGACAAGCATTGGGCAATGCAGATCCCACAGACCCTTATATTCGTGCAAGACTGGGTATCCCACAACTGCCGGATTCGCCATTGACAACCCAGCAGGCCGATCTTGGGAATTTTTTAACCAAATCGGCCACAGCAGTTGATGCTAACACAGCCAGCCTGGCCAATGTGGTAACAACTGTGGTTGGCGCAACCACTGCCAATGTCACAGCCGCAGAAGCATCAGCAATTCAAACTCAAGTGGGCCGCGCACTGGCACAACAACAGGCAGTGTATGCCGCACAAAAGCGAGCAGTCAACAACGGCGACTGGCGTGTGCGCCTGAGCCTGGCCCCAGGAGCCAACTATCTTTACAACGATCCAGGCAATGGAATTTTGAATCCTTTGGCCTTGACCAGTGGAGTGATATTTCCTTACATGCCGCAAATTGAAACCAGTTACAAGGCTGACTATGATTCATATGCACTCACACACAGCAACTACAAGGGATACTTTTACAAGAGCAGTTATACAGATGCAGTAAATATGACTGCGGTGTTTACTGCGCAAGACACCGCAGAGGCCAACTACCTGCTGGCAGTGATACATTTTTTCCGTTCGGTTACCAAGATGTTCTACGGTCAAGATGCTCAACGTGGAGCACCACCTCCTTTGGTATACCTTACCGGACTAGGCGAGTACCAATTTGCGGCACACCCATGTTTGGTCTCCAGTTTCAATTACAGTTTGCCAGCCGACGTGGACTATATTCGCACCAGATCAACCAACATCAATGGATCCAACATGCTCACACGTAGAGACCGACAGACCACTGCCACTGATCCCATATCGGGCGCTGTGGGTCGACTGCAGAATCTGTTCAACAGTCAAGGCATCAGCAAGGGCGCCGAGACCTGCAGACCACCACCGCCTACTCTGGGACAAAATCAACCTACTTACGTGCCCACTCGCATGCAAATGGTCATTTCACTACTGCCTGTGCAAAGTCGTCAGCAGGTCAGCCGGGTATTCAGCCTACAGCAGTATGCTCGTGGCGATCTACTCAAAGGAGGATTCTGGTAATGGCCGATTACGATTCAACCACTGCCTACTACAACACAGGCTACAGCCAGTTCTTTTTGGATACTTGGCAGAACCGTAGCATACCCAAGCAAGGTGACGATAGAATTTTGATAATAAATCAAACCTATCAGTACAGACCTGATCTCCTGGCCTATGATCTCTATGACACACCCACATTGTGGTGGGTGTTTTACCAACGCAATCCCAATACCTTGACCAAACCGCCTTTGGATTTCCGTGCAGGCGTACAAATTTACTTGCCCAAGATCTCTACGCTACGTAATGTACTAGGATTTTAAATATGGCCACAGCACAAGAAATCACCGACGAAATTGCTCGGTTAAGAGATAGATTGCGAATTGCTCGCAATGGCCTAAAAGATCTCAATCCAAATTTACAAAGTAACCAGGCCATCTTGGCCAGATACAGAGACGAGGTTGCAAACATTCCGGGACAGATCCTGGCACTGGAAGCAGAATTAAAATCTGTGCTTGCCCCGGCCAGTGCTGGCGCAGTAGTAGGCAATGCCAACCAGGCCAGAGACAACAACGCCAACTCCACGCGACCACCTGCGGCTGTTGAAGTACTCACCCCTGCTGGCAGAATTGTGCCCGAAGGCTCGGGCTCAGGTACCAATGCCAATCCAACACCCACCACAGAAAATACACCTACTGTAGGCACCGATGCCGCTGTTAGAACGATTTCACAGACGCAGGCAGTGCCTCAGACCAATCCTTTTACAACCAATGTGATTGGTATAACAGCACCTGCTGGCGGTCCTGGCGGCGCGGCGCCCGGAGATGATCAACGCGGATCAGGTGGCGGTCCCATGGGCACAAATGCATTGAGAAACAGACTAGATCAACTATACGCAGGACCAACCAATGCAATTCTGTCACAAGATAACATTCTAGACCAGTACCCTAGTTATACCTACTCACTCAGTTGGTATCTCATGGATCCTGAAGCCTACAATCAAATTCAAACCAGTATCAAAAAAGATCTCAACGGCTATTATCTACTGGCGCAATCAGGAGGCGCACCCTTGACAACTGGTGTGTACAACCCAGGCGAGTCGGGACCACTAGCAGGAACTGCTGGCCGCAGTCCGTATTTCAATTTGGATTACTATATTGACAATTTTTCTGTCAACACAGCCTATAGTGCAAAACTTGATTCTGGCGGCCCAGCAGAATACACAACTTTGGAATTTACCATCAGCGAACCCAATGGCATCAGTCTACCTTCGAATTTGTATGCAGCCATGAATGATCTTTACAAAAGCAAAGGATTTATACCTCCTGCTGATCAAGCCAACTACGCATCAGGCTTGTTCTGTATGATTGTGCGTTTTTACGGATACGATGAAAAAGGTCAATTGATTCAACCCATTGCTAGAAACATTGGTGCTACAGACAGCAGAGCCGCTGTGGAAAAATACATATTTTTTGCCATGACTGATTTGAAATACTCAGTGGGATCCAAACTGGTTGAGTACAGAATCACAGGTTCGCATCCTAGTACTAACACAGGACAATCAACCAATCGCGGCAGTATACCTGCTGACTATCAGTTTTCAGGAGCCACTGTGCGTGATATCCTAGTAGGACAAATACAACAACAAACCGCATCACAGGCAGCAGGTGACAAAACTAGAAATGACACGCCAATCAAATCGGCTCCTCCGGTCAAGGTGGGCGATTTGTCCATGCGCGAGCAGGCTGCTATTGCCGCCGGAACAGACCCCAACACAGTAAATGATAGTGGCATGGCCTTTGGCGGAGGAGGACTATAATGGCCGACGACAACAGAGCGCGATTGATAGCCCAGTACAGAGAAGGCATGAAGCCCCAAGGGCCGCCTACTACTACAAAAGCGCCTACCAAGGCCAACAATGCTCCCAAGCCATCAGTCAACACAATAGGCACAGGCCTGATAACAGCATTGAATGCTGAACAGTTGAGATTGCTCAACAACAGAGATGCCAACGGCAAACCCAATCCTCTAATAGAAATTGCCGACATTTATGAAATAAAATTTGTGGATGACATCATTGCCACTGCCGGCATGGTACCCGCAGGAGACTTTGACAAAACCCTGGCCGGAGGCTCCAGCAACCTCACAGCCGCGCAACAGTTGTTACCAAACAAACAAAGCATTGATCCCACAGTTAGAACTCGTGCAGCCAGAGCCGGACAACAAATTGTGCAGTTTATTGATCAAGTGATCCGTAGCAGTAACTATATCATTGGTCAGGCCAATGTGGTCTGGAATACTCAAACGCAACAGTGGGAATCAAACGGAAAACCTGCACAACAATTTGCCTGGTACAATATTGTTGTACAAGTTCAGGCCTTGGGATACGATCGCAAACGCCAGGATCATGCCTATCGCATGACTTTTGTTGTTGTACCTTATGAAACTCCCATGCTGAGTGTGTTTTTTCCGGCAGGAAAATTCAGAGGAGTACATAAAAATTACAACTATTGGTTTACAGGGCAGAATACTCAGGTTTTACAATTTGAACAAAGTTTTAATCATCAATGGACACAGGCCAAAACCGCAGATGTTCCTACACAACAAGATAACGCAAGAAAAGTAAACACCAGAGAGCAATGGAAAATTCAAACCTTTGCAGTGAGTGGGCAAAGCAGTCAAGGCGCAGAACAGCGAGTGTACGAGTCAGGAGCCAATGCCGCAGATTTTCTCTACAGTTCAGATCTTGCATCAGTCAAACTCACCGTGGTAGGTGATCCTGCCTGGATGCCCAGTCCACTTATGGACACTGTGGAGCAGTCGTTTACAACTTCGGCCTTTTTTCCAGATGGTACCATAAACACTCAAGCCAGCGGTGCATATTTCAGCGTGGCCTGGAATCGACCCACAGACTATGACTTGCAAACAGGACTACTAGATCCAGGCACCCAAAATTATTTTGCCGACAGATCCAAAGGCATCGCCGGTCTATCAAGAGAAGCCACCACCTATGTGGCCACCAAGATCACACACATGTTCCGGGGTGGAAAATTTACCCAGGAAATTGAAGGCCAGTGGGCACAATACAATAGCGATACTGCGGCCATAGATGCTGGTCGTCCTGTAAAAACACCAACAGACAATCAATCAAGACTTCCGCCATTTGATCCTGGCAGTGGTTCTAATACAGGTAAGAATGCATGGGAAAACACCCGTCGAGATGGCATTACTGCACTCACCACACAAACTGTTGGCCCAGCCAACAACGAAGTGGCGTCAGGTAGAATAGGCGTGGCTGAAGCACAGGCCGTATTGGCCAATGGTAGTGAACGAGACATACAGGCCCTAGGAGGTCGTGCATACCTGACAAATATTGCAAACAGCACCTCAAAATCGGGTACACCCACAGCACCACAAACCATAGCCAAAGATGGCGGACCAGGATAAGGAACAGCAATGGCAGAAAATCTAGAACGAAGTTCAGGCAGATCAGAAAATTTCAAATTTGACCGCGGGGGACAAATTGCTGACGTAGGCCCATTTGTGGGCACGGTCAAGAACAATGTGGACGATGCTCGTGGCGGCCAACTCAAAGTTTTTATTGAACAGTTCAACCAAGGCGGCGAAGACAATCCCAGCACCTGGCGAACAGTCAACTACCTGCCGCCATTCTATGGACTCACACCCAAGGACAGTACCAGCACAGGTGCAGGCACCTATCCTGGAAATCAGCAAAGTTATGGCATGTGGTTTACGCCTCCGGATATTGGTACTCGAGTACTGTGTTTCTTTGTGAATGGCGACCCTAACTTGGGATACTATGTGGGTTGTATACCTGAACCAGGTCTCAATCACATGTTGCCAGCCATAGGAGCATCCGTCAAAGGTCAATACGTAACAGACAACAAGGCACAGGCCGCGTACTTTGCCAATTCGGCGCAACTGCCAGTCACTGAGATCAACACAGAAAATAAGCAAACTGAACAGAATCCTAGATTCTTTGATCAACCCAAGCCAGTACACTCGGTACAGGCGGCCATATACTTTCAACAAGGGCTCAGCAACGACACCGAACGCGGACCCATTGGTTCCACTGCACAAAGAGAAAGCCCCAGCACAGTGTATGGTATATCAACACCAGGCAAGCCTGTGTATGCTGGCGGGCAGGATCCTGCTGCCATAAGAAAGCAATTGAGCACTACCACAGTAAATCCACAAGATGTCAAGATAATTGGTCGCTATGGCGGGCACACTCTTGTGATGGATGATGGAGACCTTGACGGCAACAATGCCTTGTTCCGCATGAGATCGGCCAAGGGCCATCAGGTTATGATGAACGATTCGGGCGATTTTATCTATATAGCACATGCCAATGGGCAAACCTGGATTGAACTGGGAGTGGAAGGCACAGTGGATGTGTATAGTACCAACAGTGTGAACGTGCGTACAGAAGGCACTATCAATCTGCATGCTGACAAAGACATCAACATGTATGCTGGTGGCAACATCAGCATGAAGAGTGGTGCAGCCACCAACATTGGTGCAGTGACTACCATGAATCTAGCAGCCGAAACAGGCATGACCTTGTACAGCACAGCCAAGATTGGTATTCGCAGTGACGGAAGTTTGAGCCTACAGGGCGAAACAAGTTCGTGGAAAGGTGGAACAAAACTGAGTCTCAAAGCAGGCAGAATTGATCTCAATGGCGGATCAGCCAAGACAGTGACACCACCCAAACTGTATCCCAAACGCACCTTGGACGACACTGTGTTCAACAACAGCAAGGGTTGGCAGGTCAAGGCCGGTGCACTAGAAAGTATTGTCACACGAGCACCCACACATGAACCCTATAAATATCACAACCAAGGTGTGAGTGTGGTGGTGGATTTTGTGAATGGCCAACCCACACCACCGCCCACGGCTGTACCTGTGCCAGCAGGATGGAATCTACAAGTCAAATGAACGTATTTAAATTTGTCACCCCTACAGGTCAAACAGTAGAAATGACTGGACCAGCAGGATCTACCTACGACCAAGCACAGGCCATATTCAATCAACAGTATGCTACCGGCAGCCTATCAGGACTGCGAGCCGGTGATGTATTGAACAGCCTAGTACAGGCCAAAGGAGGCCTTGTGACGGCCTTGAGTCAGGTCACATCGGCTGTGAGCACTGGCAACCTAGCAACTATTGCTGGAATCTTGACCAAGATACCCAATCTCCCAGCACCTAACCCAACCTCGATATCTACATTTGTCAATACCACAGTGTTGGCTGGCAGCCCTGTGGGCCCACTCACAACCACACAGGTTCAAGGGCTTATGTCTTCCACGGCTGCGGCCACAAATCAAACAGCCGCTGAAGTCACTAACGAAAAAGGTCTTGGTACATTTGGGCTTTCAGCCGATCAACTGCAACAGGCTGGTTTAATCAAACCTGGCACAGCAGAGTTGGTCAACCAAGATCCTGCCAACCTGGTCAGTACTCTCAGCAGTCCCACAGTGTGGACTGGTCTAGGTGGTGCTGACAGTTTGGACGCTGTGCTGACCAACCCCACATTACAGAGCGTGGCCCAACAAAGTTGTTTGGCCAGCAGTTACAGCAACTTGTCAGAGTTGGGAGTGGTTAATGATACCACAAGCAGTTTGGCAGATCCATATGCCGGACTCACAGCAGAACAACTGCAATCGTTGGGCAACGCCGATCCCACTGACCCTATTATTCGTTACAGATTGGGACTGCCAGCATTGGCCGACACTGCATCAACTGTTGGGCCTCTTGTGAACAATGCTGCCAACTTTGGTCTAGGACCTACCCTGGGTTGGTTGAACAACACACTAGGCGGCAGCGATATTGGTCAATTGACCACATCGACTATTAATTCAATATTTGGTCAAAATTTTGGCTCAGTAAACCAATCAGTCAGTGGAGGCGGAAATCCTTTACAGACAGGAGTTCAATCCCCCAAGGGCTATTCTCACACAGTCAATCGCTCAGTGGTAGACACTGCTTTCAACAGCATCATAGGTACTGATAAGATACCTCGCAATATATTTGCCAACCCTGTACTGGGTATTGACATACGAGCACAGGCCACGCAACTGAGCACAGTAAATCAGTCGGCATCAATCCTGCTCACTAGATTGGCTTCGACCGCAGCCGGTGTGGCGGCACTGAGTCAAGTGCCCGGAGCCAATCCCATAATCAGTTTGTTACAATCAGGGCAGGGCCTTTTGACAGAAGTAAAAGGAGCCGCACAATTGCTGGATCAAGCAAAAAGTCTGCCAGGAGTTGGAGAGTTGTTGAAAGACATACCCGGATCAAAAGAAGTATTGGCAGAACTGCAGACCTATGGAAAAGAATTACTGGAAACAGGACTTGACGCCTTGGGACTGGACTCATCAGCACTGTCCAATTTTGATGTATCCGCTTTGACAACTGGTGCAGAGGAAATTATTGCTGGCGCACAAGAGTATGCCGCAGAAGCAATTGAGTACATTGCTAGTTTCTGGTAACTGCACACATAAATACCTTTATGACCACATTTGTAGGCTATAGCACAATTAATCAATACAAAAAATTCACACTCACTGACGGTGAGTTGATCAAGCGTGACCTCTTGAATGCTTTCAACATTCGTCAAGGAACCTTGCCCGGCCGTCCTGCGTATGGATCTACCTTGGCAGATGCAATCTTTGAAAATCAAGACAACACCACAGAAACTGCTATTCTGGCCGAAATACAAAGAATTGCTGGTGGCGATCCAAGAGTATATCTCAGTGATGTCAACTACTATCCACAACAAAACGGTGTGTTGATAGAATTGCAGGTACAGTTGGTACCAAGCCAGACTACAGAATTGCTGAGTATATTTTTAAATCAAGAAACCCGACGTGCCAGTTACGTATAACTACGCCGTTTATTTTTGCAATAAATAAAAGAAACGGACTATTATGGCAAGAACCACTAGACAAACAGTTGTATTTGGCGTTGAGGATTGGAAACGCATCTACGAAACCTATAGAGAGGCAGACTTTCAAAGTTACAACTTTGAAGCCTTGCGCAAGAGTTTTGTAGACTACATACGCCAATACTATCCTGAAAGTTTCAATGACTACATTGAAAGTTCAGAATTTATTGCCATGCTGGATGTGATTGCGTTCATGGGTCAGGCCATGAGTTTCCGCAATGATCTAAACACTAGAGAAAATTATCTAGGCACAGCCGAGCGCAGAGACAGCGTGGTCAAACTGGCTGAACTGGTAAGTTACACTCCCAAACGCAATCAGGCCTCACAAGGTTATCTCAAAGTATTCAGCGTACAAACCACCGAAAATGTCACAGATTTCAATGGCGTCAATTTGGCCAATGTCACAATCAACTGGAATGATCCTACCAATTTCAACTGGGTAGAACAATTCACTGCTATTATCAATGCGGCATTGGTCAATACACAACGAGTTGGTCGTCCAGGGGCCAAACAGACCATAGTGGGAGTTGACACAAGCGAATACAGCATCAACTTGGTGCCAGGATACCTGCCAGTGATTCCTTACACTGCCACAGTAGACGGCGTCAACATGCCATTTGAAGCAGTAAATTCAACATCGGTGGGACGAGACTATGTGTACGAACCCAGTCCCTTGCCCAACGGTATATTCAATGTGTTGTTCCGCAACGATCAATTGGGATTTGCCAGCGCCAACACCGGCTATTTCTTTTATTTCAAGCAAGGTGTACTACAAAATCAAGATTTCAATCTTGGTGAGCGTGTGGCCAACCAGACAGTGCCCATCAACATTGAAGGTGTCAACAACGAAGACCGTTGGCTGTTTCAACTAGACACAGTGGGCAATGTACAATATGAATGGCAGTACGTGCAGAGTGTGTACGCGGCTGCCACCGAGCAACTGGCTCCAGATCAACGCAAATTGTTTTCAGTGGTCAGTAGAACCAATGATCAAATCACACTGACATTTGGCGACGGTGTGTTCAGCACTATTCCGGTGGGCACCTTCCGTTGTTATGTTCGCGCTTCAAACGGACTGGCCTACATTATCAATCCAGAAGAAATGCAGAGTGTGATCATACCTATCAGTTATGTGAGCCGCACTGGAAACATAGAAACAATCACATTCACCTGCGGTATTACACAGCCGGTGAGCAACGCACAACCTCGTGAGACCTTGGACGAAATCAAGCAACGTGCGCCTGCTAGGTACTACACACAGAACCGCATGGTCAATGGCGAAGACTACAACAACTTCCCATTCACACTGTACAATTCGATTATCAAGAGCAAGGCCTTGAATCGTGCATCCATTGGCACGTCAAGATATCTTGATCTAGTTGACAATACCGGCAAATACTCTTCAACCAACACCTTTGGCAGTGATGGTGCCTTGTGGGAAGAAAATCAACTGCCCACATTCAACTTCACCTGGCTCACACGCAATGATGTGGCCACCGTGATCACCAATCAAATTCAACCTCTGTTGATTTCCACAGGTCTAGATCAATTTTACTATGACAACTTTCCAAGACCTGATCTTGTGCCACTGGGTTTTACCTGGCATCAAAGCACAACATTGTCCAACGAGACCACTGGTTACTTTGTAAATTCGTTGGGTTACCCTGCTGCCATTGGAACCTACAGCAGTACTGTGAGCAAGTTCATACAGGTGGGTTCACTGGTACAATTTGTGCCACCACAGGGCTACTATTTTAACAGCAACAATGAATTGAAGTTGGGATCGCCCACTCAGGACAACGACCGATTGATTATCTGGGCCAGCCCCACAGCCATTGTGTTGGATGGCACCAACCAAGGCCAAGGCAATTTTACCACAGGCGCTGGTCCTGTCATACTGAACAATTTTGTTCCTACTGGTGCTATTCCTGTGTCGGTTATTCCCCTGTTTGTGACAGACTTGCCCAGCACCACGGTGACCAGTATAACTGATCAAATTTTATTGTATCGAAACTTTGGTCTTGGCTATGACAGCACAGGCACAATCACAGGCACACCTTACACGTGGTATGTGATCACCAGCACTAACTTGGCCACCAATGCTGCCTGGAGTCAACAGTACGCAGGCAGTACCACAGGCACCAATCAAGATGCTTCATGGCTGATTCAATTTGTGACCAACGGCAGCAGTTACACAGTGACCAGCCGTGCGCTGTTTTACCTGTTTGGCTCAGTACTGCAAACAAGATTTTTCTTTGAAACAGGACAACGCATCTACGATAGTCGCACAGGCTCAGTGATCAGTGATTTTGTGAATGTATTAAAGACCAATTCAAGACCTGACACACATATTCCACTGCCTGGCGACATCCGCATGAGCATTGTTGGACAACCAGTGGCCAGTGATGGTTTTGTGGATGACTTTGAAGTATTTGTCAGTTATGAATATTCCCCCGGTAATGGTGCCCCAATTGATCCAGACTTCTTTAATGAAATAGTAGCGCCTGCTGTGAACCCCACTACCAAATTGGTATTCTTTGAAAAGACAGTGGACTTTGACAACCTCCAGCGTTATCTCTTGGTAGAACCAGGTCGCGTTAATTCAGACTATGCTACCAAAGATGCCATTGAAGTGGTCTTGACACAGTACGTTCCGGGACAGGTATTCTACGCTTACAATCAGACCATTGCCATTGGACCCTTGGCCGGTCAACTGGGAGCCTTCTACCTGTTGGCCATCAGTGTAACTGGTGTGCGCAGTCTTGTAGAAGTGTCAGATCAATGGCAGGCTCGTGTTGGTCGACAAAGTCTTTACTATCAATACAGACACAATGCCTCGCTGACCAGCAGAATTGATCCAGGCACCACCAACATCATCGACTTGTATGTGGTCAATCAGGCCTACTATACTGCCTATCAGAATTGGCTGCGAGATACCACCGGCACAGTGCCCAAACCTGCTGTGCCCACAATAGATCAACTGAGTACAGCCTATCAAGGACTCAATGATTACAAAATGATCAGCGACAATGTGATTGTGAACAGCGTGGTATTCAAGCCATTGTTTGGACCCAAAGCAGCCAAAGAGTTGCAGGCCACCATCAAAGTTATCCGTGCCGCTGACAGCACTGCCAGTGAAAGTGAAATCAAGAATCTTGTGCTGGCCAACCTCAACAGTTATTTCAGCATTGACAAATGGGATTTTGGACAGACATTCTATTTTTCAGAACTGGCTGCCTACATTCATGCCAACATGGGTGGCGTGGTCAGTTCAGTGGTACTAGTGCCATTGGACCCGCTGAAGAGTTTTGGTGACTTGTACGAAATACGTAGTGGCCCCAGTGAAATATTTGTCAACGGCGCCTTGGTCAGCAACATTGAAGTAATCACTGCCCTGACCAGTACCAATATTAGAACTGCACCCGGCAGTGGAGTAATTTAATGGCCATCCGCACTGTTGATTTTTTACCTGATATATTTCAGACCACTCCCAACAAGCAATTTTTGAATGCCACACTGGATCAATTGGTTCAGGAACCTGCATTCAAGAAAACACAGGGCTATGTGGGTCGCAGAGTCGGACCCGGCGTCAATCCCAATGACTACTATGTGCTGGAGCCCACAGCCACTCGAGCCAACTATCAGTTGGAGCCAGGTGTCATCAGTCTCAAGCCAGATACCAACGAAATAAAAGATGCCATTACCTATCCTGGTATCACAGATGCCTTGGCAGTGCAAGGCGCGGTTGTCAACAACAGTGATAGGCTTTATACCAGTGAATACTATACCTGGGATCCGTTTGTTAATTTTGACAAATTTGTAAACTACAGTCAATACTACTGGTTGCCTGGCGGACCAAATGCTGTGAATGTTTATGCCACGGCCATTCCCTTGACCGAGAACTTCACAGTCACTCGAACCAGCACAGCCTATAAATTCAGTACCATACCCGGTGACAATCCTGTGATCACTCTGGTGCGTGGCGGCAATTACACATTCGACGTGAGTCAAACAGGCAATAATTTCTGGATACAGTCAGATCCGGGCGTGAATGGTCGACTTCCTTATGCTCCCAACATCTCCAGTAGAGATGTGCTGGGAGTGACCAACAATGGTGAAGACCTTGGTACTGTTTCTTTTGATGTGCCATTTAAAAATGCTCAGCAGTTCTATTACGATCTCAACAGCATCGGCACAGTAGATTTGTTGACCAATCTACAATTTGACCAAATCAACAATGTGTATCTGTCGGACTTCTTGGCCGAGTACGGTGGCATTGATGGCATCACAAGTCTCAACAATCGCACAGTGGTATTCACCAATCAAATCGCCGATGCACAGGATGGTGGTTGGTTGATAACTTCGCAATTTGATCCTTTAGAGCAGGCATCTGCCAACAATGGTCTTCCAGGCAGTTTTGATAGTTTAGTGTTTGATCAGACTGTGCCAATCACAGATCCTGACACACGTTACAGCGTGTGGCTGATCACTTATCAATATGACAACAATGGCCAGCCAATTCTACAACTTAGTGTTCAAAGACCTTGTCCTAACCTAAACAAATTCACTGTGCTGTTTGGTACACAATGGGCCAGCACATCGTGGTATCGTGATGCTGACGGCTATTTTGCAGAGATTCCATTACTCACAGCAGCCAAAGATGTACTGTGGTATCAGGATGGAACAAATCCAGATATTTTTGGTCAAATCCGACTGATTGATCAGGTCAGTAGCACGGTGATTAATGTGGCAACTGATATCCTGGGCAAGAAAAATTATACCAGTCCCAATGGCGTGGTGTTTACCAACAATCTCAAGGTGCAGTTTCTTGCACCTGTGGTGCCGGCCAGTTATGCCAATGGTGACTACTACGTGGCTGGAGTTGGTACTGCTATTCAACTGCTGCCAGTGACCAATTATGTCACTCCGGAGACATATACCAAAAGCGCAACAATACCGTTTGATTCAACATCCTTTGATTCAACCAACTTTGATGCTGAACTAAATCAACCCCTGGTGCCAGATTATCTAACCATAGCATTAGATAGTCCAGACCTCAATGCCTGGACACGCAGTAACCGTTGGTTCCATGTGGATGTGATCACAGCCTCGGCCACATACAACAATACCACCCCTGTACTGGACAATGCTTTCAGAGCACGGCGTCCTATCTTGGAATTCCGCGGTGGCACACGACTGTATCAAATGGGTACACAGGGCAAACAACCTGTGGACATACTTGATTTTGTCACAACCGATGCCTTTAGCACTGTCAATGGAACTGTGGGATATGGGGTGGATGGTTACAATTTCATAAATGGCACCCGAGTTATTTTTGCCAAAGACACAGATCCCAATGTAAGAGATAAAATCTATGTGGTCAATTTTGTTACCTTGGTGGAAGGTGATACTCCAGTTATTGATCTAGTACCAGCAAGCGATGCTGATGTCTTGGTTGATCAAACAGTGGTCAGTCTCAGCGGCAACACATTGCAAGGCATAAGTTTTTATTACGATGGATCACAGTGGGTTCAAGCACAACAAAAAACAGGAGTGAATCAAGCACCTTTATTTGACGTCTATGACAGCAATGGTTATAGTCTAAGCAACCCTGTGGCATACCCTAGTAGTACATTTGCAGGATCCAAATTGTTTAGTTATGCAGTTGGTCCGGGCGCAAATGACACAGTATTGGGCTTTCCTCTGCAATACCTAAGTATCAATAACATTGGCGATATTGTGTTTGACAACAATCTTTATGCAGATACATTTCTTTATGTCAAGGACAATGTAAGTTATACAAAAAATGTCAGTACAGGTTTTGTAAGACAATATGCTGACCGTACAGTTTACCAACGAGAAATTGGTTGGCAAACTGCCGCAGTCAAGAGCAAAATCTATCAACAGTTTAGTTTCACTTATGCGGCCAACACACCATTGTTGTTGGATGTGGCTGCCTTGCCGGTGACTACCATTCCAACAGTCAAAGTCTATGTCGACAGCACGTTCCAAGACCCGGGCTCATATACCTATGTAACCAGCGATAATACCACAACCATCACATTTCCTGCCAACACAGTGATTGTACCAGGGCAAGTGATTGAGGTCTTGGTCTTGAGCAACCAAGTGAGTGCAGTGGCGTTTTATCAAGTGCCTGTGAATCTTGAAAATAATCCGTTGAATCAAAATGCCAACAATCTTACCTTGGGCACTATTAGAAGTCATTATGATTCGATAGGACAAAATCTTGTGGGTCTAACGGGAAAAATCAATGGTGCCAACAACTCGCGTGACCTTGGCAATATTGTGCCATTTGGCTTGAACATTTTACAACAAAGCGCACCAATGACCATGGCTGGTTACTTTCTGCGTAGCGCGGATTATAATATATTTGCCAGTCTGGAATACAATTCAAGAGAATACGAAAAATACAAAGCACAGTTGCTGAATGCCGCTGTCACTGGCGACTATATGAACATGACGGTGTCTGAAATATTGACCACAATCATTACTGATCTCATTGCGGGTCGTACCAGTTCCAATCCTTTCTATTGGTCGGACATGATACCGGCCAGTAATACCTACACTGAATCAACCACAGTGGTCACTGCAATTACCACGCAGAGATTTGACACCACGCAGGTCTACAACTACACCTCAGCCAACTATCTTGGACTGCTGGTATACTTGAATGGGCGTTTGCTCACAAGAGGTATTGAATATGTAGTTTCAACAGATGCACCCACACTCACTGTGTTGCTACCACTGGTAGTGGGCGATCAAGTGGTCATACAAGAATACTCCGAAACCTACGGTACATTCATACCCAACACACCCACCAAATTGGGACTGTATCCAGCATTTGTTCCAGAGATATATTTGGACACAACCTACATTGAGCCTAGACGAGTGATTCGAGGACACGATGGTTCTATCACTGTGGCGTTTGATGACTATCGAGATCAGTTGTTGTTGGAATTTGAAACCAGAATCTACAACAACTTGAAACTGGATGGCAACCCTGTGCCGCTCACAGCAACAGAAGTTGTGCCAGGACAGTTCCGTACAACAGATTATACACTGGGAGAAATCACCCAAATAGAAAGTCAAGACTTCTTGACCTGGGTGGGCTGGAACAAATTGGATTACAAATCTCAAGATTACCGGGCTGCCAATGCATTTACCTGGAACTACAGCACAGCCGGTAACAAACTCAACAACAATGAACCATTGGCTGTGGGCGCCTGGCGCGGTATCTACAACTACTTTTATGATACCACAAGTCCCAACACAAGACCTTGGGAGATGTTGGGATTTACAGTAATGCCCTCATGGTGGGAAGCCGAGTATGGTCCTGCTCCCTACACCTCAGGCAACTTGGTGCTGTGGGACGACTTGGCTGCTGGTCTAGTTCGAGATCCGATTGCACCTTATGTGTTGCCTCAGTATGCTAGACCTCAACTGACACAAGTGATTCCTTCCTCAAGTGAAGGCCTGTTACTGGCTCCAATTGAAGTCATGGTGGGCAATTTCAACAGCAACAATTTCCAAAGAAATTGGGCAGTAGGCGATGATGCTCCTGTCGAAAATGCCTGGCGAACCAGTAGTGCATACCCCTTTGCTATCATGCGCTTGTTGGCACTCACACGTCCTGCTGAATTCTTTAGTTTGTTTGCTGATCGTGATTTGTATCGCTATGATCCAGAACTGGGACAATATCTTTATAATGGTCGTTATAGACTGGATGCCAATGGCATTGAAGTGTATGGCAATGGAGTCAGCAAGGCCAGTTACATTGACTGGATTGTGGACTACAATCGAATCAGCGGAATCAACTCAACTGACACTCTCACAGCAGATCTTAAAAATCTTGATGTGCGACTGTGCTACCGAATGGCAGCATTTTCGGGCAAAAATCTCCTGCAGATCTACACTGAAAAATCCAGTCCCAACAGTCTAAATTCGAGTTTGTTGTTGCCCGACGAAAGTTACAACTTGTTGTTCTACAAGAATGTGCCATTTGATCAGTTGACCTACAGCAGTATAATTGTACAATCAACTGCCAATGGCTGGGCAGTGTATGGGTACAGCACCACACAACCTTACTTTAATATCTTGGTCAGTCGTGTCAATGGAGTGTTAAGCACTATTAATGCCGGTGGATATGAAGTGCGTGTGCCTGTGACCTACACCAACCGGGTGGTACAAGTTCCTTATGGCTATGTGTTTACCAACAGAACCTTGGTAGCCGATTTCTTGTTGAGTTATGGTGCATTATTGCAACAGCAAGGCATGTTGTTTACCCAACTGGAAAACGGTTACATGCTGGACTGGAATCAGATGGTCAGCGAATTCTTGTACTGGAGCGGTCAAGGCTGGGCCGAAGGCAGTATTATCAATTTGAATCCTGGAGCCACACAGGTCATAGTAGAGCGCCCAGGAGCCATTGTGGACAGTATTGCACTACAGACCACAGAAAACATGGTACTCAATGCAGAACGTACTCCTTTTGCCACAAGAGATCTTGTGGTGGAAAGACTGGACAATACATTTACATTGAAAAGTTTAACAGCCGATACTATAAACTATTTTCACATCAAGTTTACGTCATACGAAAACATGGTAGTGTTGGACAATCAAAGTATCTTTGCGGATTTGATCTATTATCCTGCTACAGGTGCTAGACAAAATCGAGTGCGACTGATAGGTTCAACCTCACAAAATTGGAACGGTCAATTGAACGCTCCTGGATTTATACTCAATCAAAACAATGTGAAAGAGTGGGATCCCTTGCGCAAGTATGCTCGCGGCGAGATTGTGTTGTACAAAAACTTCTACTACAGTGCAGTTGATATTGTGCAACCCAGCCCAGAATTCAACTTCAACTACTGGACACGCAGTGACTATACCAAGATACAACAAGGCCTATTGCCCAATTTGTCCAACAAGAGTGATCAGTTGGCCAACAGTTATGATGTGTATCAGGCCAATCTTGAAATCAACCAAGATCTGTTTGCCTACAACTTGATTGGGTTCAAGCCCAGAGAGTACATGGTGGCACTGAATCTTGACAGCACCAGTCAAGTAAATCTCTATAGGCAATTTCTTGGCACCAAGGGCACTGTTCGTGCCGCAGAAATTTTTACTTTTGCTGATCTTGGTCGCGGAGTATCTGAATACAATATCTACGAAAACTGGGCCATACAACGCGGCACGTACGGGGCCAATGCCAACAAGAGTTTTTATGAATTGAGATTGAACGAAGCATTGCTAACTTCAAATCCCAGTTTGATTCAAGTGACCATACCTGACGAACCAAGTCTTGCACAACAAACCGTTTATGTTGATAATCTCTGGGCTGAAAGTTATCGAATAACCACACCCGATATTTTGACCACAACCTTGGTCAAGAAAACTGACACAGCATTGCCGTCAGCAGGATATGTCAATGTAGACGATGTTGACATCACTGTGTTCAACATTAACAACACTGCTAGTTTGGCTGCCGAACTCAACAACGTGAATGTGGGTACCATAATATGGGTGGCCAAGATCAATGACTATGATTGGGGAATTTACAGAACTGCCCAGATACCTGCGCAAGTCACGCAAATCAACAGCAACTTGAATGGTACGTCGGTAATCCGATTTAATCGAGCACACGGCTTGGTTGCAGACAACATACTGTTGCTCAAGTACTTTGGATCAGGTGCAGATGGTGTATACACTGTGCTGAATGTGCCTGGTATCAATCAAGTCACTGTGTCATTCTCATTCTTGCAACAAGATCAAATCGTTGCTACAGGAACAGGAACAGCATTTACTCTACAAAGTCAGCGAGTGGCTCAGGGCAGTGACATTATTACCTTGCCGTATGCCAATGACTTGATACCAGGAGATCGTGCCTGGATCGACAACAACGGTGCAGGTTTGTGGGAGGTTGTGCAAAAACAAGAGGTATTCCATACCAGTGGACAACTCACCGTGGTTCCGTCAGTGGCCAGCAATAAATTTGGCGCTGGTGTCGCACAGGCCCGAGACAATGTGTTTGCATTTGTAGGTAGCCCAGGCTACAATTCTGGTGCTGGTGCACTTTATACCTATGTGAGAACATCAACCAATCCGTTCACACAAAACAGTTTGTTACAATCCAATGCAGTAGGAGTGTATGGCCTTGGCACCGCAGTCAGTGTGGGCAATCAAACCTGGGGCGCAGTGGGTGCCCCAGCCAGCCTTGGTGCCGACTCAAGTGCTAACTCTGGCTATGTGGCTGTGATCTACAGATTCCCTAACAGCCCAAGTTTTGCTATTTCAAATCTGTTGACAGTGCCCAATGCCAGTTATATAAATTCAGCCAGTGAATTTGGTACCAGCATTGCTATCAGCGCAGATGAAAACTGGATGTACATTGGTGCACCAGGAATCAATCAAGTGTTTGCTTACGGATTGGTGCCAGTTGAAACTCAACTGGAAACTTATATCACTGACGGAGTTTCCTATTCCTACAACTACAGCGACAACATAGTGATTGATTCTGGAGCATATCAACAACTATTTGTGGTGCTAAACAATCAACTGTTGACTTATTCAACTGACTACACTGTGACTGCAGACAGTGTGGTTTTGAATTCAACTCCGGTCAAAGATCTTCAACTGAAGATTGGTCGTCGTGTGGCTCAAACATTCACAGGCAATGGCATCACTCAGGTGTTTTCGTTGAATGAATATTTGTACTCTGCT